GTGCCTCCAGTAGTTTTCGTGTAAGTTAGGGAAAGATAGATGACCGTTGAACTGAGGGCCGAGCACATCAAAAGGGGCTTGGATAGTCTCCTTCACGATGTAATAAAGTGAATTATACTCGGCAACATTGGCCAAGAAAAAGCCATCATCGTCGACATCGTCAGGGAAGTCAAGGCAGAAGTCGAGATCTGTGTTTATGAGGGTTGCCTGGTACTGCTTGGCTCTTGTCTCAGGGTCAACACAGAACGAGTTGTAAAGAATGTCAAATCCGTTAAAGCTTGGGCTGACTCGTTCCATCCATTCGAATTTCTCGACATTGGTGAAAAGACTATCATCATATGAATACCTGCGAGTTCCTTCAAGATATTCTAACTTGGAGACAGTCAAGTCAAGGCCGTTTGATTCCGTGAAGTAGCTGACGTGCTCAATCCTTAGTGTGGTGCCATCAATCGCCATGCGGACATTGAATATATCTCTGAGGTTCTGATATAAGTCATCAAAGGATATGCGGAGCTTGGTGGCATTGTTGTTTGCTCCGAATCGCTTGATATCTGACTTTTGCCAGATGGCCAACTTGTCAAGTTTAGCTATTGCGGTAGTGTATACGGTATTAGATGGATTAGTCGCATCTGCGTTGATGGAAAAGAAGTTTGAGACAACTGTCAAGTCTGAACACAACTCAACCACCTTCTCAATTACATCAGAAAGAAAGCGGCCGTTGTCGGCCTCAAATAGGGGATTTCCTTTGATCTCATACTCAAGGTCATACGAGCCGGAGGTAATCACCTCGGACACGAAGCTCAAGTCTATCTCCCGAACCCAATCAGAGCTTTCGGATATCCAACCATCACCAGGAGGCTGAGTGCCGCCTGTGACTTTCTCCCGAACAAAGTACCAACCCTCCTGCCATTCGACTCCGACCAAGTTGGCCGTGTAGTTGATAAGATTCCAAGCCGATCCGGTCAGCGCTGGCGGAATGTAGAACTCACCGAGACGTGTGGTATTTGATTCTGCAAATGGGCCGACCTGTTCAATCTCTCCGATGAAATTCTTGACTGTTACCTCGGGAGTTATGCCATTGAATTCGACAACCTCGTCCTTATTGGCAATCAAACAAGTATACTCGTCATTGGTCGTAACCGGAATGGTAACCGTGCAATTACCCTCATCCCATTGGGCTTTGGTCATGACGAGCAGCCCAGTCAGAAGAGTGGTGGCCGGATTTGTGCAAGTGCTTTTGATTTCAATCGTAATCTCATCACATCGGTCAGATCCATCTTCGATTCCTTTAAGATAGTCGTAGTCGGTGATGCTTCGCTTTGAATTGTTGACGAATACAACACCATTAGCCACAGATTGACGGTAATACTCCTCCTCATCTTGCAGCTGCCATTGAATTTCTAAGTCATCAACAGCCGGGTAGACCTGAGTGGTCACCGAGTTGACAGTTACAAAGAATTGATATTTGTCATTGACATTCATCCTTCCAGTTTTTCGATGCGTCGCTGAATGTACGAGCGCGCCTTCTTCAAGTCCTCAAGTTCGGTCTCTGCGTTCTTCTTTCCTGCTCGGGAAATGTACTTCAAAACATTGAACAAGTAGGCATCCTTGTCAAGCGCCCAAGCTTCGGCCACATCCCAGACCTCGAAGTCTTGGGCTAAGTAGTACGCAGGGCATGGGTCAAGTCTCTCTGTCATGCTTCAACGGTTTCGTTTTGGTCTGCTTCAACATCGCGACCGAATCGGGCTGCAAGTTCGTCACTTATCCAGTCGAGGGAGTGCCGGCAGTTGTAGCCGCCCAGGTCGGTCGATGGGTTGTAATTCTTTGGCTTCCCTTGAAATGAAAGATTCCGCCACGACTCAACCTCTTCGCGCGTGAAAACCTTACCCACTCGAGCCGAGCAGAATGGTCTGGTCTCGCTCATCGTGGTTCCTGAGTATACGGCATAGTTAAGATTGAGTTGGTCGGCATATTCTTTTGAGATAGACCGGTCATATTGCTGAAAGAGGTCGAAAGTGTTGGTATAAAAGTGGCGCTCTGCAAGACCGAGGCCTTGTGGGTTGGTGAATACTGATTTGAAGTTAGACTGAAATTCCCTCAGGCCCATGCGAGCCCCAAGTGAACGGTTGATGGCAGAACCGACCACCTGACCGACTTGACTATTTCGTGCAATGTCATCAAGGTATCCGCCTCGAATCAAATCACCTGTCTCAATGTCGTAACCAAGTCGCAGCATCACATTCTTTTTGGCAATCTGCTCAACCTGCTCGATAGGCCGCGGAGTGAATGACTTGAAGTACAAACGGTTCAAGTCCGCAAGACTCAATACCTTTGCTGCTATCCATCGGGCAATTACAGAGCCTTCTTGTGCGAGCGATTGGTCAACTATGCGCCTGACTTGAGTGATGCGTGAAATGTTAGCAACATTGAACACCAAGCGCCCTGCCTCGCTTTCAAATTCGGTCAAGAGGGGAATGATGAGCGAATAAACGCGTGCTTGCGCTGCTGCGGCCTTGCGCCTCAGTAGGTCTTGCATACGAGCCGCAAAACTGCGCCTCTCGCGTCCATATTCGCTCCTACTCTTCATCTACCCTCTGGCTTGAGTATGTAATCACAATGAAACCCTTTGGCCGTACTGCTCATGTTCGGTGTGTCCATCAAGTTCCAAATTTGAAATGGTGGCTCATCAAAGTATTCTTCCATCTCTCCGCGTGGCTTAAGGAATCTCCAGCAATGCAGTTTATAAGGACATTCGCGACCGTCGCAAAGGGTAATATCTTCGTGCTTCTCTTCTTTCATTTAATCTTCTTTTCAATTTCGCGGATGGCTTCATAGTGCGCTTTGGCAACTTCCATTCTAAATTCGTCGGTCATCATCATCTCGAAATCGGCACCATTGAAGAAGCCGTTCTCGGTTAAGACGGCAGGACAGTTGGCATTCCGCAGCACATAAATCCACCGCCCATCCTTCACACCTCGATTACGTAGCTTTGTGCGTCTGACCAAGTGCTTTTGAAATATCTCGGCAATCTCTTCGCCTTTTTCATTTGCAAAGGTCTCGACTCCGGTGAACTGGTCATTGAACTGATTACCCGGCCCTGCGTTGCCGTGGATGCTGACAAATATCACATCGTCAAGCACATCGGTCAGGCCTTTGGTGTAGCCAGCTCTGAATTGAACATCATCGGCATGGTTACGCGGCTGTGTGATGGTGACCGAATGGCGGATGTTGTGCGCTGTGAGTAGTTCAGACAATCGGCCTGCCACCTCTTGGTTAAACTCGTATTCAAGAAGCTGGCGGCCATCTTCGGTGATTGGTGAGCGCTTGCCGTGCGTCATCTCGCCGTGGCCCGGGTCGATTATGTAGTGAAATCTACTCATTTTAGAACGGGAATCGGTCAACAAGTATCTGCTTGATTGCCTGAGTGAGATCATTGCCGCTTTCATCAAACGCCTCCTCAATACCGTAGCGCTCGCAATCTTCAATAATTTCCAGAAGAGTTTCTGCATTTTTCGTCACTCTGTTTTGGTTTTCGTCTATGTAGGTGTAGGTGTACATTCTATTCAATTATTTCGTCATCAAGTCCCTCCTCGGATGGTATCGCGTTCAGCTCCGCCATGGCTCCGGCCAAGTTGTTCATGTACCTCACTTCGCGAGCTTTAGCCTCGGCTTTGTCAAGAACTATCTGCTTTTGGACTGCGTATGGGAAAAGGTAGAAGTCTGGGCTCTCGGCCTCAATCTCGGTGAAGATTTGTTCAAAGCCCTCGTAAAGCACCTTGTCAGTGTCATCATCCGCCCGGCTTGAGAGGATGATGGCAATCTCTTCAACTGACTTGCCTCTGAATGGAATGAACTTGCGCTTGGCGGATATCCTTCGCATCATCTCAGGCGTGTTGGCGTATTGCTTTTCAAGTATGCGTCGCTCAATCTCGTCTTGAACCTCGAAGGAAGCGCCCGAGTCTTTGGCGGCTTGGAGCATGACAAGGAGGTCATTGATTGTCTCAAACTTGAAGTCATATGGGAACTTGTGGTCGACTGTCAGACCTTCGCGCACCTCAAGATATTCGGCAATTTGGCGGATGCCTGCCCGGTAAAGCTCGCTTACCTTGTGCGCAAATGGTGTCAGCTTGTCGTATACCTTCTCCCATTCAATCATCACTTCCGTGGCTGTCCGCGCTCCAGCAGATGGCGCTGTGAATACCTCAGTACCGAATACCGCGAGGCTGATGCGCTTGAGGAGTATTTCCAACTGCTCGGCCTGCCATTTGGGTAGCCACTCGGGAAGTTCGACGTAGTGGGCCACATCTTCGAGAGGTATCCACTCATCCTTTGATGCTGGCCATTTGACAAGAATGACATCCTGAGTGGTCTTGTGAATCTCTACCCCTGTGCCTTTGCATGATGGGCAAGGCTGACCGGCAATGTAGCCAGATTGACAATGACCGTACTCGTTTTCAAAGTCGCAAGGCGGCGCGTACTGAATCTTTTGCAGGAATGTGTGCAAGGCCTTTGTCAAGTCGAACTCAGACTTGAGGTTGATGAGGTCATGAAAGACCTCGTGAGCTGGCTCAAGTGGGGAGGTGTAGATGGCTGGGTTTTCTTGTGAAAAGTAAGCACCGACGGGATGAACAGGTATCTCGGTGGTGCCTGGATTGTACACCGTTTGGAGGTAGTATTTCTTTTCATTCGAGAATTTTGAATCCACAACCATCCATTCCTGACCGGGCTGAAGTTCAATGCCGGCCATGCTGCTCATCTCTTTGAGTTCGATTGTGAAGCCGGCCGCGTAAAGGTAGAAATCTTCTCGCTCGATGTGTTGCAGCTCCTCGCCCTCATAACCCTCCACTCGGGCCACATCGTGGCGGTTCATGCGAACCACTATCCATTGCAGATTCCCATCCTCGAAGTGGTGGTTCAACGCCTGCTCAGACAACACCATCACCGGATAGGTCTTCGTGCTGACAATCTCGCCTTGAGGGCCGCGCTCGTCTTTGCGTTCGAAAAGAATGAAGCTGTTCGGATCCATGAACGTGAGGCTCATCAGAGTCGCGAACAGATAATCTTCGAGCGACTGACCAGCGTGGAAATTCATCTCTTGCGCTTGAATGAGCTCAAGGGATTGCTCGTTTTCGTGCTTGACGGTTTTCTTTCGGTTGTCTGAGCGGCGAACCCGGCCGAAGAAATTCATGATTTGTTGACTCGCATACTTTGTCATCGTGCGAGTCAGGTGGACGCGCTGCGCCTTCTGCTCGTCTGTCTCACGCATCTTGTAATGCGTGATGAGTTCCTCCTGCTCCTTACCTGAGACCAGCTTGTAGAGGAACTCAGACAGCTCAACTGTGTCATTGTAGTGCGGATGGCGGAGGTCAAACTTGACCGTATCTTGAAGCGCCTGTATACCTTGTTCGATTGTCACCATTGTGGGTGTAATTTATGCAAAATTAGGGGATTTATATCATTTGTGCGATACTTCGCGGCTTAAATGATTGATTTATAGCGCCGACAAGGCAATCTACCT